ATTTCATGGAGAAGCTCCCCCAGTATCAGACGCTCCTGTCTCGCCGTCGGGAGCTTCTCCATGAAATCGAGCGTATGCGCCGCGAGCAGGCGGGGCCGGCAGCGCAACCATCCTCTCTCCTGGCCGGACTCGGGTTCGGGGCATCCGCGCCCTCAAGCGGAGCCCTGCCCGTCTTCGCTCCAAGTGTGAGCAAGGCGAAGAAGGCGAAGAAGGACAGCTTCGACATCGCCCATGCCTGGGATGAAATCTCCAACATCATGCCCGAGCCTATCAAGGTTCTGGAGGATGGGCAGGAGGCGATTGCGGCGCTGGCGGAGGACAGTTCTCTAGCGAATCAGTCCATGGAGGAATTGGCCGGCTGGGCCAAACGAACCGGCGACGAGTTGATGGAGGCGGAGCGCGCGAGCCAACGGTTCACGAGCGACCTTGCGGATGGGCTTGCCGATGCCATCGTTTATGGCGGCGACCTCGGCGATGTGCTCATCAACAGCTTCAAGCGAGCGGCTGCGGAGGCGATCTCCAGTGGCCTGTTCGATATCCTGAGCGGCGGCGGTTCGGGTGGCAGTGGTGGGTTCTTCTCGTCCATCCTTAGCGCTGGGAGCAGTATATTGGGCGGCGGCAGCAGCCCCAAGCTCGATTACAATCTTGAAGGCTTCGCGACCGGCGGTTCGTTCAAGGTCGGCGGCATGGGCGGGATCGACAGCAAGCTCGTCGCCTTCCGCGCGACGCCCGGCGAAATGGTGAACATCAGCAGGCCAGGTAACGACAGTCACGGCGGGCGGGTCATGATTGTTCCCTCGCCCTATTTCGACGTGGTGGTTGACCATCGCGCGGCGGCGGTTGCTGCTCCCATGGCGACGCGCGCGGCTGCGGCCGGCGGGGTGATGGGTGAGCAGCGCATGCGGCGCCGGGAAAGCAGGGCGCTCGCGTGATCGAGATCGACGCATCCCCCCAGTCTTGCACGATGCGGCTCATACAGTTCGGCGGCGAGTTGACCCCTGTTTTGGGCGGGCCGATCCAGCGCATCGACCGGCTGGGCTCACGCTTCGCGCTCGACATCAACCTCCCCCCCATGAGGGTTGAACCGGACGGCCGCCGCATGATCGCGAAGCTGCTCCGCGCCAAGCAGGAAGGGGCACGGGTGGCAGTCCCGCAGGTTGAGTTCGATGTGAGCGCCCCCGGAACGCCGCTTGTCGATGGGGCCGTGCCTGGCGGGTCATCGCTCCCGATAAAGGGGCTCACCGCCTCCTATGCGATCAAGGAGGGGCAATGGATCGCCGTGATTCACGGCGGCCGGCGCTATGTCCATATGGTCGAGCAGCAGGTGATCGCGGACGCCAGCGGCGATGCGACCGTGACGATAACGCCGATGCTCCGCACCTCGCTTTCGGACGGCGACACGATCGAGATCGGCAAGCCGATGATCGAGGGATGGATCACCGGCAATGAATGGGCGTGGTCGCTTGAAATGGCGCGCACGGTCGGCCTCAGCTTCAGCGTTATCGAAATCGAATGACCGAGATAACCCCGGCGCTCGACGCCGCGCTTTCCGCCGATCGCGTGCCGATGTGCGGGCTGCTGCGCATCGACTTCAACGACGGCCGGGTGCTTCGCCTCGTGGACGGCGCGGGCTCGATCACCTGGGGTGCGGAAGCCTATGTCGGGCGCGACGAGACTTTCGGCGCGATCCAGTCGGTGGACGAGATAGACGATGGCACCGGCGACGAGGCCCCGGCGCTTTCGCTATCGCTGTTCCCGGCGAGCGACGCGGCGGCGGAGGATCTGTGCGCCGCCGACATGCAGGGATCGCGGGTGCGGCTCTGGATCGCGGCTTATGACCGCGCGACGGGGCTGATCATTCCTGATCCCTATACTGTGTTCGACGGGGAACTGGACGTGGCGACACTGCGCCTCGGGCCGAACATCCGCGCCGTCGATTATGATTGCGTGTCGGGGTTCGAGCGCTTTTTCGACAATGAGGAAGGGATGCGGCTCAACCCTACCTTTCATCAATCGGTGTGGCCCGGCGAGACGGGGCTGAACAAGGTCACTGGCATCATCGAGCAAAAATACTGGGGACAGAACCCGCCCAATCCTGGGGTTTCCGTTGGATCGGGGATCGGCGGTCTGATCGGACGTATTAACCGATGACGCTTCTCCGCCGCCGCGACGCGACACAGGCGACGCTCGACAGGTTCAAGGGAAAGCCGTTCACCTGGGGCAAGTGGGACTGCGCGCAGATGGCGCTCTTTCACCTGCGCGGCATGGGCCATGAGGTGAGACTGGCGAAAGTCGGCGCGTACAACAGCGCCCTTGGAGCGAAGCGCGCGATCCGGCGGCTGGGCTTCGACAACCTTGTCGCGGCGATGGACTCGCGGTTCCCGCGCATCGCGCCCGCCGAAGCGGTGGCCGGGGATATGCTCGCGCTTCCCGCCGATGCCGGTCTCGGGGCGATTGTGGTCGCGCTGGGCAATGGCGCCGCGATCGGCTGGCATCAGGACGCGGAAGGTGCGGTCGCGATGCGAATGGAGGAGTTCGTCGCGGCATGGCGGGTTGACCCGAATGGCTAAGGCGCTCAACACGGCAGCGAAGGTGATCGGCGCGGTTGCCACCGTCGTCGCCGTCGTCACCGGAAGTCCGGTCGCCTCGGCTATCGCGCTCAACGCTGCTATCGTCCAGAAGCTCACCGCCAAGAAGCCGCAAGGGCCGGGCACGCAGACCAGCTTCAAGGCCGATCCGAATGCCGGCATTCCCTACGTCATCGGGCGGACGCTCGTCGGCGGGAACATCGTCTATTGGGAGCCCCACGGGTCCAAGAACAAGTACCAGTCGCTCGTCATCGTGATGAGCGGAGCGGGGCCGATCGAGAGCATTGACCAGACCTATCTCGACAAGGAGGAGATCAACTTTTCGGGAGGGCTGACAGGCTCGGCGGTCGGCAGCCTTTCGACACTGCTCAACCAGGACGTGCAGCTCGGGGCGTCCCCCGAGACAGCGCAGCTATCGACGGGCATCGGCACGCCTCCCTCATGGGATGCCGCATCGCTCCTGTCCGGGCTCGCGGCCTCGATGCTGACGATGAAGTTCGACGCCAAGGGCGATGTCACGCTTACATCGACGCCGCGCATGGGCTGGCTGCTGCACGGAGTGAAGGTCTACGATCCTCGCCTCGACGACACCTATCCTGGCGGATCCGGGCCGCAGCGGAGCGACGATGAAAGCACATGGGCATGGAGCGACAATCCGTTCCTGCACGGTCTCGCATGGGCGCTCGGGCGGTACCAGAACGGCGTGCGGGTGATGGGCGTGGGAATGCCCGTCGACCAGATCGACGTGGCCAATTTCGTCGAAGGCGCGAACGTCTGCGACGCCAATGGCTGGAAGGCCGGTGGTCAGGTCGATTCCGCAATGGACAAGTGGAACGTCCTGAAGCTCATCCTCCAGGCGGGCGGCGGCGAGCCGATCCGATACGGCGCTCGACTATCGTGCATCGTCAACGCGCCGAAGGTCATCCTCGACACGATCGACCACAAGCAGGTGATCGGCGAAGCGTCCATCCCGTCGATGCAGGGGCGGCGGAACCGGATCAACGGCATCGTCCCAGGATATCGTTCGGAGGATCATGGCTGGGAAACGGTCTCGGCGGGATTGGTGCGGAACAGCACCTACCTGACCGAGGATGGCACCGAGCGCACCGAGGAGGTCGATTTCGCGCTCGTCCAATGCGAGGCGAGTGAAACGCCCGACCAGGCGGCGCAGCTCGCCGGCTATCGGATCGCGAACAGCCGCGAGGCGCAGCCGATCGTGATGCCGCTCAAGCCCCGCTGGATCGGCTATCGGATCGGCGACTGCATCGCCTGCGACGCCGATGAGGCGAACCTTTCGGGCCGGCAGCTCGTCGTCATGGGCCGGTCCCTCGACGTGTCGAACGGATCGGTGACGCTGACGCTCAGGACCGAGGATCCGGACAAGCATGATTGGGCTCTCGGGCTGACTGGTGTCGCGGCCCCGCTGAATGAGCCGGTGACGGGGCCTGACAGCACCTCCCCGGACGGCGGCGACTGGAGCCTGTCGGGAATCTCGCTCAACGGTGACGGCCTGTCGCTCCCCGCGCTCGTCTTTGCCGGCGCGGTGACGAACGAGTCCGCCATTGGCGTTAGGTTCGAATATTATCAGGGGGAGTCCGCTCCAGTTGATCCGGACGACTGGATCTCAACCGAGATGGCCGCTCCGACCGTGACCCGGCGCGAGATCACCAGCCTGATCGCCGGATCGCCGTACATGGGCGCGGTCAGCTATGCGATCCGGGCTCCGCGGGGCGGCGACCTGTTCACCTCCCGGCTCATTCTCGGCCCGGTGACGGTGGGCGTGGGCTCGGCCGGCCTGTCCGCCGGTTTCCTCAATTTCTCGGCCGATTTCAACTCGGCGCTGCTCGCGGTGATATGACATGACGGACACGACGCTTTCGGTGAAGGATGCGGCTGCGGCCACCAAGACGCTCGTCGCGGAGGTAAGCGGCTCGGACATGATCCCGGTCCATCGTGCGCAAGGCCCGGGCGGCGGCCCCGTGATCACCGATCCGCACGCGGCGGCGGCATCGCGCTGGCAATATGCCGGGGTGACGGGCGGCATCACGAACACCAGCGACGTAGCGCTCGCGGCGGCGGCAGGCTCCGGCGTCCGCAATTATCTGACCGGCATCCAGTTCAAGAACACCTCGGCGACCGCATCCGAGATAGTCGTCAAGGACGGGTCGACGGTGATCTGGCGAGGCCATGCCGGCGCATCGATGGCGCAGATGGAGTGCATCACCTTCCCCGTCCCTCTCAAGGGGACCGCCAATACCGCGCTCAATGTCGCGATGATCACCACCGCGACCGCGACCATCGTTTCCGCGCAAGGCTTCACCGCCGCTTGATTCTTGGAGAAAATCATGCCGCTATACCCGGCGCGCCGCGACATCGAAGCGGCGCGAAATGTTCCTTTCGGCCTGACGTGGGAGTTCCTCAACGGAGCGTCCCCGTTCAATCTGACCGGCTATACCGGGGCCATGCAGGTCCGCCTCTATGAAGGCGCGGCCGGCTCCCCGCTCATCAACCTCGTCAACGTCGCCACGAACACCGAGGGCGTGCGCATCTACGGTACGGACGGCGAGGTCCAGGTGATGATCAACGAGGCGACGCTCGCCGCGATGCCGGGCCAGGGAACTCCCGAAGCAGGTTCGGCGCAGACCTTCCATTACGACCTCGTGCTCACCGACACGGCGGGCCGGCAGGAACGCTGGCTCTACGGCACATTCACCCTTCGCCCTGGAGTGACCGACTGATGGCTGACAATTTGACGATCCTCGTGAACGAAACCGGCCTGCGTGGTGCGCCGGGGGCGGATGTCGGCCTTGCAGCGGATCTCGCCGCTAATGGCGGTGCGGCGCAAGTCGGGACATCCAGCGGCGACACGGTGCAGGAGGTTCTGGACGACGTGGTGGCCGGAATCGAGGGGGCGCTTGCAGGCCCCGCAGCCTATGGCGCGCTCACGCCGTCCGCTACCGCAAGCACAACCCTGACGGATGCCCTGACCGATCAGGGGCGGGGTGGATCGTTGCTCATCAACAGCAGCTTCAGCACTGGGGCCAGCGCGCCGGCGAATCCCGGCGTTGACCTTTACGGCGAGCACGCGGTCTATTTCAACGCGGCCGACACCCAGGGCAATCAGGTCTGGAACAAGGTTGGCAGGCTGATGGCGCTCGGCAAGTTTGGCCGTGAACAGCTATTCGTCATCCTCAACAAGATAAGGACGTTCGCAACGTGCAAGATCGCCCTGGTCGGAGACAGCAACACTGCGAGCTATGCCGGTGCGGAGCTCGCGACGATCCTGAGCGGCATACCTGGGGCGACGGTTACGAATTGGGGCGTGTCCGGCTCCACCATCGATAACTGGATCAACGACACAGGCACGGTGAACGGCACCGGCAAGGACATGGCCGCGGTGATCGCCGATGCCCCAAACCTCATCATCTTCATGTATGGCGGGACGAACGAACCCTATTATGGGCGCACGCTCAGCCAGTACGACACCGATCTGGACTCGGCCCTGACAACGATCCGGGCGTCCCTCTCCCGTCGCGCCTGCTCGATCCTGCTGTGCAGCGCCAACACCCAGAATGATGGCGCCGGAAGCCGTGACGAGCTTTTTGTTCATCAGGCGCGATGGTCGCAACTTCGCGCCGCCATCGAGCATGGATGCGCATGGTTTGACAAACTGGCCCTTGCCCCTGACGCCTCGATCGATTTCGGCGCCGGGACTAATCAGAACACCTGGCTCGATAGCAACCGGGTCCATACGCAGAACGGCCACACGACCATGATCGCGGGCGCGATCGCGGACTTCATCATCCCCAAGGGGTTCGCGGCGCGCGCGGTGCTCGGCGAGCACCCGGTGATTCCCGCGGCGGTCAAGTCGGCCGTCTTTGCCGATGGCATGACATCCTACCCGGCCGGCGGGGCGCTGACGCAGCGCGCGACAACGGCCAACGGCTGGCCGCTCGATGGCTTCGTTACGACGATCCGCAGCAATGAAGGCACGGGTGGCGCTGTTCAGGAATTGTGGTCGCGAACGACCGGCGAGAGATACCGGCGGAACTGGAATGGCTCGGCATGGACCGGCTTCGTCGCCGATGGGATATCGGCGAAGTCGGGCAACGCCGTCCTTGCGACCGCCATAACTAGCTATGTGCGGGGCTTCAGCGCGCAGCGCGCGATCCCAGGCGACGGATGGCCGCTCGACGGATTCATCATCACCTATCTTGAGCCCGTGACCGGGGCCTACGGCTACCAGGAGATACAGGCTTACAACAGCAATGTCGCCCCGCAGCGCCGGCAATGGGTGAGCGGCGCGTGGACCGCCTGGACTGCGCTGTGGTGATCGGCTGATGACTGCGTATCTCCCCACCTGGGCAAACATCATCATCGCCGTTGTCGGCGTCATCGGAACGGCGGGTATCGGCGGGATGCTTAAAACACTGCTCGATCACAAGCGTGGGGTGCGGGCGCAGAGCGACGGGGTTGCGCTGGATCTGGTCAAGCAACTGAGCGAGCGGGTCAAGACGCTGGAGGCGGCGCGGGAGCAGGACCACGCGAAATGCGAGGCTGAGTTACAGGTCCACCGGCACCGCATCAACAACCAGCGGACCATGATCTACTCGCTGCTGCACCTTTTTGGCCTGCCGCCAGATCAGCAGACCGAGGCCGTGAAACGGGTTCGCGAAGACCTTGCGCGGCTTGAGCAGGCTGAGGCGACCGAGAAGGCCATCATCGCATCGGCACCACTGGCGGGAGTGGGGGCATGATCCGTAAGGCGTTCATCTATTCGCTGGCGGCGATCTTCACCGTGCGGGCTCTTTGGAGGCGGACATGAACGTCCGCGACTTCATCCGGGGCTATATCCAGACGCATGAGGGAGGCCTGTCCGTCGATCCGGTTGACACGGGGAACTGGTTCAACGGCGCACTTGTCGGTTCGAAATACGGCGTGACCGGGGCCGTGCTCGCCAGGCACCGCCGCGTCAGTAGCATAAACAAAGCTCAGATGGCGGCCCTATCTCTCGATGAGGCGGTCGATATCGGCTTTTCGATGTTCTACGACGCGCCGGGCTTCGACCTGCTGCCGTGGAATCAGGTCACAGCCTCCATCCTCGACATGGCGTGGGGCGCGGGGCCGGCGCAGGCGATCAAACTGCTCCAGCGCATGGTCGAAGTCGCCGACGACGGCAAGCTCGGGCCGTACACCGCGCGCGCCTACGCCGAATATCTCAAGGATCACGGCCTTGAGCAATCGGCCCGCGATTGGGCGAACGTGCGCAACGCCTTTTACGACCGGATCATCAAGGTCCGACCGAGCAACGCGAAATATCGGAACGGGTGGCGGAACAGGACGGCGAGCTTCCTGCCGGGAACCGCGTGGTGGAGGAATTGGGCATGACCACCCGCCTCAACTTCCTTCGCGGCATCGGCGGCGAGTTCGAGATTGGACGGGTTCTGCTCGCCTCCAGCGGGCTTGCGGCAATCGTCAGTCCCATCGTGTTTCAGGCGTGGGACATGGCGATGAACGGCGCGCACTTCGATGTCACGGCATGGTGCGTCGCCTATCCGGGCGGCCTCGCCGCGCTATCGGGCATTGGCGTGTTCGCGATCGGCAAGAAGGACAATGCGGTTGCGGCGGCGAAGGCGGCAGCGAGCGCCGCGCCATGATCTGGCCGGCATGGTCGCTCAAGCTCAAGGCGCTGCCCTGGCCGCTGATCGGCGCGGGCGTGCTCATGCTCGCCATTGCCGGGCTGCTCGTCGATCGGCACTTCACTCGCGTCGCGCTGGAGGAGGCGCGCGCCGACAACCGCGTGCTTCGGGCCAATGTCGATGCGCTCAAGGCCGATGCGGACGCGAAGGAAGCGGCGGCGCTGGAGCGCGCCGGCGACGATCGCCGGATCGACGATTTCAAGAAGGACATGACCGATGCGATATCCAAGGTTGCGCCCGGTGCTTCGCCTGGCCCTGCCACTGTTGTTCTTGGCTGCGAGCGGCTGCGCCGCGCGGGAGTCCGTCCGCCCGCTCTTCCCCTCGTCTGCCGATCTCAAGGTGGAGCCCAAGCCGGTCCCCGGCCCTGAGATCGTCACCGACGACACGGCCAACGCCCGTTTCCAGATCGAGATCGAAACATGGGGCGAACGCGGCTGGGCCGCCGTCGCCCGCATCTGCCGCTGGGCGCAGCGCCACGGCGCGCCCGTCCCCTGCCCGGAGGCGGAATGATGAGCTTGACCGAACTGCGCCAATGGGCCGAGAAGCTGAAACTCGAGGCCGGCAACACGCGCCGCGATGCGTCGCGCGCGGAATATGCGGCGGACAAGATGCTCGAACTCGTCGCCGAGATGGAGGCGGCCCCAGCCTCAGCCCCAACTCCGATCCCGGTCCCCACGCCCTCAGCGAGCCACGTCGCTCGTGCCCCCACATCGTCGGCCGTCGCGAGCATCGGTACGATCTACGTTGCCCCCGGCGCACAGACGGCGGTCGTCCCCATCCGCTTCTCCAAGCCGCTCGAATTCATGCAGACGATGCGGTTCGAGACGTTCAACCTCAACAGCCTCGCCGCCGATGGGCAAAAGGCTTATGAAGGCGGCACCTACAAAGCGCGCAAGGAATGGGTGCGCCTGATGCCCGGCACCACCCAACGTGATTTCGAGATCACCATCACTTCCTTCAAGGAGGGCCAGGAGATCGGCGTCAAGTTGGTATGGTGCGAGGATGATCCCCGCATCGTCGACGCCACCGGCAAGATCACCTGCTCGTCGGTCACGCCCACCGTCATTACCCGCGTCGCCGAAATCCCCCGGCCGGCACCGCCGCAGCCGGGACAAATCCTGTTCCAGACCGATTTCGTGCAAGGCTTCAAGACGAGCCCGAACGGCGGCGCGGACAGCTTCGCGACCTTTCACGACAGTCGCGTCATCAACGATGAAATGGCGCCCTATACCGATCCTTCGATGGTGCCTGGAGTGGACCTATATCCGCTGATCAACGGCGTGCGCCATCTAGCGATTCAGAAACTCGCCAGCCCGATCATGGTCAACGGCAAAAGCTTCAACTTCGCCACCGGCATGCTCACTATGAAAAACCGCATGGACACGCCGCTGGAAGCCTATGTGCGGATAAAATACGGCATGCCGCGCGACGCCAACGGCGCGGTGATCAAGGCCGCCGGCATCCTCCCGGCCGTGTGGGGCATTTCGCGCCAAGACCCATGGCCGCCGGAGCGGGATCGCATGGAGAACTGGCCCGCGAAGGGGCGGATCACCTTCACCGATCATTATTCGGACGCGTCTGGCGCGCACAGGAGCTTTCGCCATCAGCCGCCGCACGCCGCGGGCAATCTGAACATCGGCGGCGTGATCGACCAGATCGTTCTCCAGAAAGGCGATTGGGTCTATACGTGGCTCAACGGCGAGTTGTTCGATATGCGCCCGAACATCCATCCGGTGCCGATGTACGAGATACTGAGCAACGCGCTCGGCGGCGGGGCAGCTGGGACGCCGGGGACATTCGCTTACCCCATTCTCATGCCGATCTATGGGATGACGATAGCAGCGGTCGGCTAGGGCACGAACCCTGCGATGAAGCGGCGGTCGATCATGATGGCACCTTGGCACTAGCCGCTGATTCTGCTAGGGATATTGCGTTCCCGCTCTGCTTCGGCATCGGGCTTGGGCGGCACCTGCCAAGGCTGGATCGCGACCGGCCAAGTGGTGCGGAGGCGTTCGGGCGGTGGGCGGTGTTAACGGCAGGCGTCAGGACTGGAAGCGGGAGCCGGTACAGATTACCCCGCATCACTCTTCCCCGCCGATTGCTTTTCTACACTCCGGGCAAGGTTGCAAAAAGCTGCCCTGATCTACCGCCGCCCTCGCGTGGTCGGCATCGACAAAGCACCATTCGGCTGGCCCAAGGTTCGCGCCACACATCGCTGTTCGCCGGTCCTT